CACCTCTTTGTGCATCATCAAAAGATTGATTTTTATTGTAGATTCTACCTCCAGAACCTTGGAAGTTTACTCTAGTATTATCTTTAGGATCTCTTTCTGCTAATGTATTAGAAACCTTTTCCCAAGCCGCTAATTCATTTGCTGTAAACTTAATTTTACCTGCACCTGAACCAGATGTATCTACAAGTTTACCTCTTTGCCTTCCTCCAATATTTTTAGGATTAAAAAACCTAGTTAAAAAACCTTGTTGTTCTTCAGGTGTTCGGCTTGTATTTATATAAGGCTGACCCGTAGTAGGATCTATAACACCCATACGTTCATATATACTTGTTCCTAGACCAAAAGTTGAACCCTTACCTTGTTCTCCATCTTTAAAGCCTAGCCTATTAAATAAACCTGACTGTAACTTACCATCCCATAATTCAGCCTGAACAGCTTCTAGTCTATCTCTTTGATCTTCTGATATAAAAGGATTGTTTAGTTGAGCATCTATACCTTTAAGCATTTGTTTGTTTTGAGATTTCATACCTAAACCTTTAACAAAACCTAAAGGCGTACCTGTTGTAAGTATATCAAAAGCAGTAGTAAATGTATTACCTATAGGATCTTTAAGGGTATCTACAACTTTTTCAAAGTCTTCTACAGGGGCTTCCATCCAATCTACGTATTCAGCAGTAGCTATTGGAGGTTTATTCTTATTTCTTCTTTTACTAGAGGTGCTTGTAGCAACCTGCGGTGTAGTTGCAGTAGTTGCTGTAGCTTCTCCTTTAGGTGAATATCCATCAGGTACTTGTGTAAGTTGTTGTCCATTCATAAACTGTATATAGATAATATTACCATTTGCATCTTCATATTCTCGTATTTCAAAGCCAGAATTTACAGAACCACCATCTGCATATCCTGTCATGTACCCACCCTTATTCATCATAGGCTCTTGATCATCTTGCATCTGTAGTTCTGAAACATCAAAAGGCAGTTCTTCTACAACAGGTTCTCCACCTATACGACCATTAGCTTCCATTTGCATAAAGCCTTGCTTTGCTTCTGCACGTAGATCTTCAAAAAACTTAACACCATAATACTTAACAACATCTGCTGGAACAACATATTCACCTTCACTTAGTTTAGCATCTATATCGTCTCTAACCTCTTCTGGTTCTGAACCTAGAGGTACTTCATTGCCTGATACAGGATCTATCTCTTGACCTCGTACAGATTTGAATACTGCTTCTGTTTCATCATTTAGTGCCATTAATACGATCCCTCATATATTTCAGTTGTCTAAGTGTACGTATAGCACCCTGATGTCTGTAGATCTCTGCAGTGTCAGATATGCTTTCCATACTCTTATGTTCTTTAGCTATGAGAACATCCATCTCTTCTAAGAATGCATCCCATGCAGGTTTATCATTTATTAGTGTCTTAAGCGACATTACCCGTAAATCCTTGTTCGCCTGGTAAAGGAGCAGTACCTGTACCTATTTGACCTCCGCCAGAACCTGAAGTATCCTGTACACCTCCCATAGGCTTCTGTGGAGCTTGTGGAGGCTGTTCAGCACCTTGTGGTGCAGGAACACCTTGAGGGGCTTCAGGAGGTGGCGTTGGGGCTTGGAAGCCTTTTAGTATCTCTGCTTGTATTGCTGCATCTGCCATTGAGTTAGTTACCTTATCAGGATCAAGATCCATAGACTTAGCAATTTCACGTATTACATAATCCATCTTAGCAAATGGTGCTAGTGTTGGGTTTTGTGCTACCTGTAAGAACTGCATTAAGCGCTGGGATCTTACTTCGTTAGCCATTAGGCTCTCTGTACCTGATGCTCTTACTTCTAAATCACCTCGAATAGACTCATCAAAGTCAAACTGCATGTTGAATGCAAAGAAAGCTTTACCTAGAGGTCTTATAAGATAATCGTCTACATTCTTAACTACTGTACGTATAGAACCATTAGCAGCAGACATAAGCATAGATATACCACTTGCAGTACGCCCAACGCCTGATACTCCTGTTTGACCATGCGCAAAACTTGGAAAGCCAGTACTCTCATCTGCTAAAACTCTAGCTTTATCAAATAGTTGCATGTTTTCTTGTGCTACGTTAGGGAACTTTGTGCCGAAGATAGCCTGTCCTGGTGCGCCGCCCTGTCTTCTAAACGTTTTTCCAGGGTACACAGACATGTCTTGACCAGGTACTAAGTTAGTTTCGTCTATCTCAATGATAAGATTACCAGATAATGCAGCATTGTCAATAGCCATACGCATAAAGCCATTCATCAGTGTCTGTGTATCATCCATATTCTCAGCAATGCCTATACCAAAGAAGCTGTATGGGTTATGTTCAAAAGGCACAGCATAATACGGAATGTTTGTAGGCTTGAATGGATTAAGTACGAAACGTAATACTTCACCGTTACAAACCCAGATATTACAGTTTAATTCATCTAAGTCTTTATATTCACTAGGAATATTTACACCGTTATCTTCTAAATGCTCTACATCAACGAAACCCCAAAACTCTAATACTTCCCAACGCTCTGTATCAGCTTGGGTTTCATCGTCTTGCATTGCCATTTCCCAGTGTTTCTGTACGTAATCAGCACCCTTACGTATAGATTCCTGTATAGCATCCTTCATAAAGTAAGGACGTGTCTTAAGTTGACGCAACTGTGTACGAGACATCTTATGTCTTTCTACAACATACTCAGCATCTTCCATACTAGAGGCTTCAGGATCTGGATAGAAGTTCCAAACACTTACATGATTACACTCAGGAACAGTCTTAACAAGAGGGTCATACTCACCTTGCTCATTCCAGTTAGCATACTCTTTATCTACAGCGAATGGACCTTTCATTACACCAGTACCAAGTAAGGACTGTTCAAAGGCCATAGATCTTAAGTGTATAGATGCTCCTGACTCTACAAGCTGATCATGTATCTTTTTTTCCATCTTCTTAGCGGCTACTAATGCAGGATGAAAAGTAACAGTGCTAGGCGTAGTACCATCGCCTTCTACTATTTTATCAGACACACTTTCAAGTTTATCTTTTAGAGGCCCTAGTCTGCTTCTTAAATCACTAAGAGTTTCTCCAGGTTTTAACTTTGTGTCTCCATCTATTAAATAAGGCGTAGAAGGCTTTTCCTGAGTAACAGATCGTAAAGCATCTCCTGCTTGATTAGCATTTGGATTCATGTCTATATGTACAGACTCTGCAACACCATCAGGTAAAACAGATGGATCTACTGTAAGTGGAAACTTGTTGTTGCCAAATAATACGTCAACTATCTGACCGTATGCCGCTAGAGTTTTAGTCTTTGTAACCTTAACAAACACACGAGACTTTTCTGTGTCTGTAAATTGTACGTCAGGGCTGTATAAACCTCTGTAGTTACGATAGGCTCTTAACCAACGCTCTTCATCGCCTTGTCTTGCATCTTCAGAACGACTAAACCGTTCCTCTACGAAAGCTACTACATCAGGCTTAGAATCAAAGATACTCTCTTTGCCATCCTGAGCTGCTGTTACTTCATCTGTTTCGTAAGATAGTTCATCCATATTTAGTATCCAAACTTGTTATCTGCAGCTTGAAAGCCACTTCGTTGTTTTGCTGGGTCAAAGTCCCATATAGAGCTACGAGGTCTTGTCATGATTCCATAACGTAATGCATCGTATAGGTGGTCTTCTGCGTGAGTATCTACATCCTCTGGGTTACGCTTATCCAAAGGCAGTGCAGGTAATTGTGTTATTGTGTTTGTACATGAAGCCATAAACACAATTCTTGGCTTTTCTGTAAACTCATCTACCTGTAACCTTCTGTGTATTTCGTTCTTACCTGAAACACGAGAACCTCTTGACCTATCTGATGGCCTCCAACGGCAACCCTTCTGGTTCATTTGCTCTGCAAGAGATGGACCTGTATCACCCCTGTTGTGCCATAGTGAAGAGTCTAATACTCCATAACGTATTGTACCATCGCCAGACTCTGCATCCATTACCATATCAGCTAAATCAGAAGCTGTAACTTTAGAGCAATAGAGTTCCCTGTATACAATGAGTTGTTCATCAGGGGCAACAGCGAACCAAATAACTCCTGTGTAGCTACCGTAACCGTAGTCACAAGCTCGAAATTTTGTCCAGCTAGAAGGGATTTGGAAATCGTCAACAACGTGTATAGCTCTATTAAACTCAGGGAAGGCTGCACCTTCGTTTACGTCCCAATTACCTTCTAGTAACTGCTTTCTCTGATGCTCAGGTAATGAGAGAAGCATCGCTTCGTAGTCACCACTCTCAGCTAAGTATGGATTGTCAAACAGACTAGCAGGAATAAAGCGTCTCTTAAACAATGGTTGACCTGCTTTACTGTGTCCTGCAGGGTATCTTATAGTCTCACCTGTCTCTACGTTAGTAGCCCAGTAAGACTTATTAGCAGGAGCAGGATCAATAAACATCTTCTTAACCCAAGAGTGTCCACTACCACCTGGGTTTGTCGTTCCACGCATATACAAACCAAGCTTATCAGAGTGTGCAGATCTCAAACGTGATCTCATATAGTCCCAAGCGTAAGGACTAGACCACTGTGTAAGTTCGTCGAATCCAATCCAGTTAAAAGCCTGACCTTGGTAGCGTGTAACATCGGTATCTTTATCCAGATAAGACATCCACAGTCTACCACCTTGAGGAGAAGTCCACTGAGATTTACGTTCAGACCATTTAATCCCAGGTATTGCACGAGGGTATAACTCCTGTGACTTTTGTATTAGCTCTCTTAGCTCTTCTGTAGTATGACGTACAAGTAGTCCACTAAAGTTAGGGTCATTTAACCCATGAAGAGGGTCTGCAAGCATGGCATAACTCTTACCTCCACCTGCTGAGCCGCCATATAGTACTTCACGTTCTGACGCAGATAGAAACTCTGACTGAGGTCCAGGGTTAGGCTTGAATACAACGTCTTGAGCTTCTTCTATGTTGTATGGTTCAGCTTTAACCTGCGCTGGGCTAGTCTGTATCTTCTCTGGTGGTGTAGTAGCCTGTGACACCTTTTTCGAGCTTTTCGATTTCCGCAAGGGTTTCTTCGAGCCTTTTGGCAAGCTTGCGTTTAATATTAGCTGCTTTTTTACGTCTTCGCTCAATGGCTATTCTCTTCTTTAGACCTACATGGGAGATAGAGCGACCTGTTTGTGTTGTTAACCAATTCGCTACTTCCCTGTAACTATACTGCCTTAAGTGTTTCTTGGCAAGTATTAATGCTTCAAGTTCGTGTGGTATAGGTTGAAACAGTTTTTCGTTGTCTGGATCAATCTCATAACCAAATGGTACAACACGAGCCGCTACTCTAACTACTGGATGCCAAACCTTATCATTCTTTTTAGGTTTAGGTAACTCCCAGAAACCGAAGTCCCTGTCATAATCATATTCAGACAAGGCTACTCGTTCTTACCCTCTTTAGGTGGAAGGTAGAATATACCCCCACCAGAAGATGATACATCTACTTTTTCCACTTTACCAAGCCCTGCACGATCAAGTAAATCTTTTGCAGCAGCCATTTTATCTTTGATACCAAGCTCCGTAGGATCAGACAAAGCATTGACCATAGCCATTGCAGCTTTTGGCGCAGTCCTAGAGAAGTACGTTCTGGTAGCTTCGGCAATTTCATCTTTGAGAGATTCGACAATAAGTCTCGTAGGTGTATTTTCACTGTATCCTGCTATCTTTTTTGCTGAAACCACGTCTCCACCTGCCTCGTCAAACAAGACTTCGAGAAACTTTTGTTGGTTTGGGGTTAAATTACGTGCCATTGGCTTTCCTTATAGTGGGTTGTCCACAAGAGAATCATATGCTTTCCATATATCATCTATTTCAGTTTGGTATTCGTTAAGCTTATCACCCAGACTATCAGTGATCCCAGTTGATCTCTCAACTTGACTACGTAAGTCAAGCAACTCTTTCTGTTGTTCCAAGATTGTTTGCATTTGCGTACTAATCGTTGACAACCTTGTGTTAAGACCTCTAACGTCATTGTCTGCTACCGCCTGTTCTATTGCTTGAATACGAGAGCTAAGATCAGCTTCCATATCCTGTGATTTAACTGTTAAGTCTGCGTGTACACTTTGTATATCTACATTCAGACTAGATTCAACTGTTTGAATGCGTGTACTTAGTTCGTTAGACTTAGAGTTAAACTTACCTGAAGCTTCTACTACTGTCTCAATACCTGATTCTACAGCATAGAACCTTTGTAGTGTGTCATATCCGTAATATATACCGCCACTAAGAGATCCTAGTATTGGCAGGGCAGCAGCTATGTACCACCCTTTAAAAGTAAACCCACCAACTTTAACTTCTGCATCTTCTATCATAATATTTCCTACATGTTAGAGGAAGCTGACCCGTGTTGCATGATGTAAGCTCCTGCGCCATATACATCGTCTGCATCTTTCATATCGTTAGTAAGATAACCA